CTCGTAATCAAGGGGTTGCGGTTTCTACTATAACCAAATACCTCCAATCAATTAATCAAGATATTTCAAATACTAAACAATATTCATATCTCAAAGCCGACGCGCTCGTTCGGTCCCAGTTAAAAGCCGCTACAATTTCAGATGTTATTATGGACCATTGGCTAGCGAATCCAGAGGAATACCTGCTGCGACAAGATGTACGGCTTCAAAAAGAAATACTCGTTGCTGCTGGCTCAGTTAAGACCTACGACCACAACCAGGAACGCCTCGAGCGCGGACAGGCTACCAGTATAACCGACGTACGATCCCTCATCCTAGAACTCGACGTAGCCGAGGCAAGGGCGTTAAGGATGCTGCCGCAACGACCGGCCCCACCACAAGATATAGTAATTGATGCCATCGAGCCTGTTAAATAATCATTCCAAGTTATACACAAAAAGGTTATTCTTCAATACAGTTGTGCTTCTATGGGGGTTAACCCAACGTCCTCTAACAACTATTATGTAAAGTTCAAAAGTTATTCACAGCCATACCGGGGGGGTCTCCTAGACCGATTTTGGGTACAAGAGGGGGGCGGCTCCACTCGTCACCCTTCCCTTTCTGTGTTCAGAAATTATAAAAGGACCTTATTTTGTGACACAATTCTCTTGACTTTGTGACACAGGTATTTTATTGTGACACTTAGGGGGTGGTTATGGCGAAGGATGGTTTATTAAAAGTCCGTGTCCCTTCTGGGGATTTGGAGAGTTGGCAGAAGCGGGCGCAGGAAGAAGGAATGAAGTTCCCTGAGTGGGTGATTCATGAATTGAATAAGTTGGACACAAGAGAAGTCCCTTCTGTTTTGGTGAAGGGGGTTAAGAATGTGAAGAAGTTTATTATCTCTCGCCAAAACGAAGAACCTGTTATTCGGGTATTACCAACTAAACCATCGCCCCCGGTTGGGCGGGTTTATACAGGTGCGATGAAAGAGTTTAATGGGGTTCCACAGTATGAGTATGAGACAGAGAATGGGGTGAGGTGGACGGCTGTTCCTCCGGGGGAAGAATGACGGTGCTAATCGGAAGAGAGATGAAGTTCGGGTCCGGTGGTGTGAAGGAGTTTGTTTGAAGTGTTACTATTGGGCTGTGGGTATTCTTCATGCTTTCATGGGGGCGCGTTATGCAAGGGCTATTGAAGTGCGATTTGATCCTATAGATACCAGGTGAGTCAATGAAGCGAGGTTTACTTGATGCGATCAGGAAAGAGAATGAAGAGTGTTTAAAGAGGGCGGAGTTATATGTTGAATCTTTTGGTGGTGGGGCGTATAAGGTAATCCAGTACCGAACTCCCAGGGGTGTTGATTACGGGGTGCTGTTGAATATCGGCCCGAAGGTCACAGTCTGGAATGCCTTTTCCGAGAGGATAGAAACAATGTCACATAATGAATTCAGCCGGTTGGTAGTGATTGATGCCGGCCGCTAAGCGTCCGCCGAGGGCTCCAATACCCGAGTTGATAGTAGCCACTCCTTCAAACGGGGAAGATGCCCTTGTTCAACTTGAAAAGATCCGCGCCGCCAAAGCTCAAATCAAAAAAGACAATCTGATTTTCTTTTTCAAGCCAGGGGATATTTGGTATCCTAACCCGCTTCAACAAACCCTTATAGATGCATGGAAAGATACAAGGTGGAAAGTTTTTGTTGCTTCGGGAAGTAATCGCCGGGGGAAAACAACTGCCGCTGTGATCTTGGCCTATTGTGTTATGTTTGGAGAGTGGCCGTGGTCTGGAGAGAAGATTCCCTTCCCTCATAACGACCCTCGTTTGATCCTTTACGTTGGCCAGGGGTGGGAAAGCCATATCCAGAAAGTTGTGGAGCCAGAACTTATAAAGTTATGGCCCAAGAGCCGGGGGGCGGTATCTGATGTTACGAAAAAGAACAACCAGGGGATAAGGGCATTTTGGGAAGATCCTGTTACGAAGTCTCAACTTCACATCGGTTCGAATAACCAAGAAGTTGATGCTTTCGAAGGTCCGAAGTGGGACTTAATAATTTGGGATGAACCACCTTCACGGAATGTTCGTGTTGCCGCAGCTCGTGGGCTAGTTGACCGTAATGGGCGAGAGTTGTTTGTCGCTACTCTTGTGAAGGAAGCATGGGTTCATAAGGAAGTTATTAAGGCGAGGGACGAGAACGGCAAGCCCGATACTTCGGTCTTTCATATCGACGGTGACATATACGATAATGTTTCACGCTGCCAGTGTGGCAAGTATATACTTAGGACATTACAAAGACCGGGGGGGCTTATTATTGGGATTTGCCCGGATCATGGGGAACAAGAAGAGTTTGACCGCCGAGGGTTAACCCTTGAAGGGGTAGAACAATTCAAGAAGACGCTTCGAAAGGACGAAATAGAATCACGTATCAATGGTAGACCTTCATACCTTGCCGACCTAGTTTTAACCAACTTTGACAGAAACCGAAACTGCCGGCCACGTATTACGAAGCTCCCCCTTAATTGGGTATTTGATGTTTCAATAGACTTCCATCCTGCGAAACCTTGGGCTGTCTTGTTCATGGGAACCGACCAGAAGAACTTCAAATACCTTACCCATTGCCTTGAACTCCGGGGCGGGCCTAATTCAGTCGGGGACGAGATAGTCAGATTGATCCACGACAACCATATGTATATCAATTCGATAACCATTGACCCCTTGTCTAAAGGTGATGAGAACTCCCACGAAGTCGGGGAGGTCAATACCACTTTCAAAAAACTGGAAGAGAAGTTTGCGGCTTATGGGTATGTTTTGGAAGTCGCCAGCAAAGACAAGACCAACGGGATTTCCCTTACTAACGATCTCCTCCTGACCGAGAATGAAATGCCGTCCCTATTTATATTCGACGACATGGGACAGGTCATCGAGCAGTTAGAAGGATGGATGAGAGACCCTGATACGCTGTTACCTTCTAAGAAAAATCCCGATGAGTGGGGAGAACTTCTTTACCGACTCGTACTGAAAAATACGCAATGGTATGATCATCTCAATATTTCTCTTGACAATTTAAGCGGATATGATAAAAATGAAGAAGTATATGATCCGCTAGGCCGGAGATGAGGTTTTTTATGCTCGATGTTTATAGCTTGGTGAAGCGATACTTGACGCATCCGAAACTCTACTTTGGCGGACCCGACCCCCCCGCTGTTCAGAACATAAGCCCCGCAGGACAAGATGCCAATGCTGCCAAAGCTGCTGGAGATGCCGCAGAACTTCAACGCAAGAAACTTGAAAAAGAACGCGGCCAGGCTGCTAATATCCTTGGTGGCAAAGACATTCAAACGAAGACTTCCGATAAACCCACATTACTTTCAGGGCTGCCAACATGACGATCGCTCTCAGAGAATGCTGGAAAGGAACGGATCAAGAAATAATTCAGACCCTAACTAACCATCAAGGGTATCTTCAAACTGTTCGGCAAGATTACGAACCTCTCTGGCAAGACATAGTTGACTACCTCAACTTCAATCGTTTCAACTTTCTGCAAAATAAACAGAAGGGCCAGAAAGCAAATACATTAATCTACGACGGCAGCCCCGTTACCGCTTGGAAACTTCTTTCCGCTGGGATACTGGGTAATGTCTTTACACAGTCTCAGGCGTGGTTTACGCTTACCCTCCCCAACGTTATTACTTTCCCTCGCGATTCCGTACTACGAAAATATAATGGCCGGCTTGATCAGATTCCACAAATGAAGGTTTACCTCGAAGAAAAGCAAGATCAGATGTACGCTGCTTTCAATCGGTCCAACTTCTACAATGAAATCTATATGATGATCGGTGATGCGTCTTCGATAGGGACCGCAATTCTTTATGCTGAAGACGACCTTGCCCGCAAGAAGATAAATTTCCTCTGCATGAATCCGGGGGAGTGCTATATTGCGGAGAATAGATTTGGGGAAGTAGATACTGTCTTCAGGAAGTTTGCGATGACGGCCAAGGCCGCTTCGGAGATATTCCCTCTTGACCGGATGGAACCGGGGCTAAGAGCCGCCGTTGACAAAACCCCTTATGCTCTTTACAACTTCATTCACGCCTGCTTTCCTCGCGACGACATACAGATGTATTTTGGGAAAGATGGAGTCTTACGAGAGAAGGCCGGGATTGAAAACACTAAATGGGTTTCGATGTATATCCAGGGGGGGGCGGCAGCGGCTACAAGTCAGACACCTTCAACCGGTGGAGTCGGGACCAAGGTTCTTAAAAAGTCCGGGTACAACTACAACCCGTTCATAACATGGAGGTGGTTAAAGAACTCCGAAGAAACTTACGGAAGATCCCCGGCCATGGATGCCATTGTCGATATTATGAAGCTGAACATGATCAGTAAGACCATGCTTCACGCCGCGCAAGTCGGTGTCGAACCGCCTATGCTGGTCCATGAGAAGTTCCGTAACCGGTTAAGACTTGGTCCTCGCGGAAGGAACTATGTAACTTCCGGAGAGATGGGGCAGGAACTTATCAAGCCTATCCAACAGAATATCAATTACCAGATCGGCGCAGACAGGGAAGCCCGAGTCCAGAAGATAATCGAGCAGCATTTCATGACTGACTACTTCGTTATGCTTTGGAAAGCTGCGATGGAAGGAAGTCAATTAAGCGTTCCTCAAGTCCTAGAGATGCAGGGCGAGAAGGCTTCAATCATGATGCCGATGATGGAGAGAATGCTTTTCGATTTGAACAATCCTGTAATTGACGTTGTTGATGCAATAGAGGAAAACGCCGGCCGTATGCCTGACCCTCCCGATTTTGTAAAATCGCTTCTCATGCCGTTTGCCGGCCAACGTATGCCTGTTCAGTTTAACGGGCCGCTTGCTGTGGCCCAAAAGAGATGGGCAAAAGCCCAAGGTGTTCTTCAAGGGCTTGAGATGCTAATGCCTCTTGCTAAAGTCGATCCTTCAGTTATGGACGTAGTAGATATGACTGGAACGGCTTTGGAGATTGTAAGAGATTCCGGCTGGCCCGCCAAGGGCATCAGGACGGTTGACGAGATCAAACAAGTTCGGGACCAACGCGCTCAAGGGCAGGCCCAGGCGCACAATGACCAGAAGGCCGAGAAGCTACTCCAGAATGCGGCAGGTCTCAGTAAGATGGTTGAGTCAATGGGTGGGGCAGATAAGTTGGGGGCGTTGACCGGGGTCATAGGACAGGGGCAAGCATGATGGAATATTTCAACTCCATACCTTTGTTGGTAATCGTTGGGGCTGCTTTGTACCTTGCCTATGCGTTGGGTAAAATGTCATGTTGACTTATGCGGCCATTGTTTCGATTGTCCTTATCGCTTTCTTTGCGGGGGTAGTTTGTGGGGCGGCGATTACGGAGTATATTGAGAAGGCTTGGAGAAGGATTAATAAACATGGCAAACCGGATTACGGCCGTTTATCAGGAACTAAAGAGTAAACTTGTTGGGGAGCCTCCTGAAGAGGGGCCGGACAAACTTCAACTCCAATATTTTGAAGTCTTCAATACCCTTCAAGGTAAAGCGGTCCTTGCGGATATGTTGGACGACCTGCATGTATTCGATGCTCTTGCGACTGACGAAGACGCTACGCTAAATACTTATGGGAAGTTACTGCTTTCAAAGATAGGAATAATCCAAGGCGACAACGTGGGAGAAATAGTCAACTCTCTAATGGGGGTTGCTCAACGCGAAACAATCAGGCAGGGGTAGTGGTTGGCCCATAGAGGGCAGAGCCGGGCGGTGCAAACACCGCGTAAAGGAGAAAAGATTATGTCTACAGAGAGGTATGAACCATCTGCACATGCAACGTTTAAAAGCATCAGATTAAGAGGCGACATCCCCGCGGACGGGAGTAGCGGTCATTCTGCAGGCACTATTAGGGTCCACCAGACCACAGGTGTCTTGTATCAGAATATGGGGACTTCAACTTCCTGCAAGTATAAGCCAGGTCCGAAAATGGCTGATACTGCCAACGGGAAGAGTTATTATCTGCAAGCGACAAACGGGGTTCTTACCCTGGTGGAGGTGTAGCATGAGAAATTATATTTTCACATTCATCGGAGTTATTCTGTTGTCGGCATTTTTCATCATGCAGATATTCTGTAAGCCCCACAATGCAAACGCTGCTTCAGGAGATGTGACAAACGTTGGAGGTCCGCTTCAGCACATAGTATCCTCGTCGACCAAGGCACAGCCGGCCGGGGGGGAGCGTCTTCAGATCGGCCCGTCATATCTTTACGTTAACGTCTCGACGGCAGCGCGCCCTCACTTCCGCAGGATTTCGTTGGGTGCAAGTTTCTAAGGAGAAAATCCTATGAGTGAAATACTTCGCCCTGTGGCGAATATGCCCATCACAACGACTTCATCCCCTGGGATTCTCCGGGGGGTGAAAGGTTGTTCCTTTGAACCGGGCTTATGGCTTCGCCCAAACGAAATGTATCTTATGATCATGTCGAAAGAAGACGCGGTTCCTTATCCGCCTCAAGGGTTTTATGAAGTCCCTGATAAGGGGAAGACTATCTATATTACCCACTTCAAGCCTTACCAGCGGTCTGAGTACAGGACGATCAGGAAAGAAGACCGGATAGCCCTTCATAACAACCCTGAACAGTTGAGGGAACTTCACAAGTGGAGGATGTACGTCTTTCTAGCATACGAAGGAGATCCACCGGCCAACTTTGTTCCGACAGCCAACTTTGATTACAAGCAACAGCGGATAACAAACATCATGGCAAGTCTGGAAGGGAGGACTCATTGACTTCCAGCGACACTCGGATACGATTCATAAGGAAATGCCGATGCCTTAACGAGATTGAAGTTATTGGCGCTATCGGCAAGCCTTATAACCAGCAATGCAGAAAGTGCGGGGCGTGGCTGAAAGGGTTTATCGAATCTAAGGGGGTGTCTGTTGGAAAAGCCAAACGAATTTGAAACTCTGACAAAGATACTCCGTAAGATGACGGCCCCTAAATTCTTTGGGAACATCCAGTTTGTTTTCAATGACGGTAACATTGTCCATATCGACAAACATGAAACATTCAAACCAGATGGGGTAAAGAAAGTTCTTGACTTACAAACAGATTAAGTATAACGCATAAAATAAGTTTAAGCTATCGGAACAACCGAGGCGACAACAATCCGTAATGGTTACGGGGAGTGTCGCCTTTTTTTATTATCCGGTTCCAACCGCTCCTATCCGGACACAATAGGAAACGATGAGCAACAAAGCATAGAGTCCATGAGCTTACGGGCGGCATAGAAAGACGGACCCGGCCGCCGATAATTCTGACAAGGGTAAATGTGAGGATGAACGGATAAACAGGCTACGTGGCAAAAAGATAGACCGTGTTCGCCGAGCGGCATCATCGGCACCTGATAAATCCGTAAGCGAATGTAGAGAGAAAACCCCTAGACCACATTGGGGGTGATGATGGAGAGATAGTAAGTATACTGATTGCCGAAGCACATATTATATGTATGCTGATAATCAGTGTACTGATTATATTACAGGGGAGAAAATCCCAAAAGGAGAAACACCATGGCAGAAGAAGGCAACGAAGGATTAGGATTTCGGGCTGCGCTTACACCCGACCTGCAAAACCATGAGTATATAACCGCTCACAAGGAAGTCAAAGACCTCGCCGCTGATTATGTTGCAGTTAAATCAAGCGTCAATGATTTGACGACCAAATATACTGAGGCCGGGAATAAACTCACTGAGTATGAAGGGAAGTTGAAAGACGCACTCTTTATTCCTGGGTCTGACGCACCGCCTGAGAAACAACAGGAGTTCCGAAGCCGGATCGAGGGGTATGTAAAGGATAACATACTAAAAGACAACTATATCCCCAAACCCAAAGAGAACGCCACGGATGAAGAGAAGGCCGTTTACTACAAGGCCATAGGTCGTCCGGATACTCCGGAGTCTTATGAATTCCCAAAAGTTGAACTGCCGGCCGGTCTAGAAAAGCAGATCGACCCCGAAGCGGAAAAGGCTTTCCGTGCCGATGCCTTTATGTTGGGACTCACGAAAGAACAGGCTGGATTCATTTACAAGCAGTTCATGGAAAGAAACGTCAGCCGGTACAATCAGTCAGTCCAAGCACAAGAGCAATCCCGTCAGGATGGGGAACTAGCCTTAAAAAGTGAATGGGGCGCGAAGTATGCCGAGAACGCCGAGATCACCAACAGGGGGATGGAAAAGGTCTTCAAGGAGTTCCCAAACCTGAAAGCGAAGTTAGAAGCGGCCCAAATGGGGAACGATCCCGAAGTCATGAAGTTTTTTCACTTCATGGGGAATGCTTTTGTCGGTGACACCCTCATAAGAAGCGAAGGCATCCGGAACGAACACGAAGCCCGTGAACCGGGCAAACTCAAATATCCATCAATGGAACAAGCAGCATAGGAGATAACCCATGCCTAAATATCCATCCATGACCAAGGAAGACAGAAAGTGGAAAGCCGAGTGTGACGCAAGCACATTGGCTGAAGCGGAGATGATCAAGGGCGATCCAGAACGCCTCGCCGCCGCGCAGAAATGCGCCACTGAGAAAGCCAAGATCAAGGAAGAGGAAGCTGAGAATCTAAAAAAAGTAGCTTCGGGTAAAATCTCCTATTCTGTAATGCCAAAAGAAAAGGAATAACTAAAAGGAGAAATATCCCATGACTACTACCGCCGTAAAGGTATATTCACAATACACCCTGATGGAGTTGGCAAAGAGGACCACTGACGGCAATCTCGTTGAGATAGCCGAAGTCCTTAACACCAGCAAAGACCTTATTCAGGACGCCGTATGGCTCGAAGCCAATCAACTCAACTCCCATGTCGGTACTCGCCGGACCAGACTCCCGGCCGGCAGTTTCCGTCAGGCTAACCAAGGTGTTGCTGGCGATGCGTCTTCGACCCGGCAGATCACCGAACCAATCGCCCGGCTTGAAGGGCATTCCAAGATTGATGAAGCTATCCTCGATGTTGCTCCTGACCGGCAGCTTGCCCGTTCTCAAGAAGATTTGGCATATGTTGAAGGAATGGGGCAAACCCTTGAAACCAAGTTCTTCTATGGAAACATCGCCCAGACTGAAAACGAGATCGACGGGCTCTCGACTAGAAGTGATTACAACTCAAGTACCGCCGCTAACGTCCAGAACTCAAATGGAACCGGCGCGACCACAACATCATTGTGGATCGTTGAGTGGGGGCCACGTATGGTCTACTTAACCTATCCGAAGTCTTCCCAGGCAGGATTGGCGACTACTGACGAAGGGCGAATCTACGTTCCTGACGACAACGACTCCACCAAGTTCCTCTTTAAGTGGGTAACGAAGTTTGTTATCAATTTCGGGCTTTTCATCAACGACGCACGGTATGTCCAGCGCGTAGTCAATATCGCCACCTCTGGCTCCACCGGGCTCCTGAACGATAACGACATAATCTCCGCCCTGAACAAGATGCCGAAAGCCGGCGGCGGGCCGACCGCCCGTATCTATGCCAATAGGAATCTGAAGACCCAGTTCGACATCCTGGCAAAAGACAAGACCAACGTTAACTATTTCGTCGAGAATGTTTTCGGGGAACCCATGACAATCTTCCGCACTGTTCCTATCCGTCTCGCTGAAGGTTTGACCAACGCCGAAACCGCTATATAAGCGGCTTAATAAAAGGAGCAATATTATGCCAATGTCAGACGCAAAACTTCATTTTAGCAATAGCCAATCCCTTGCAGGGGTAGCGACTACCGACGCATACGGGACTTACGAACTTGACTTCGAGACTGCCTATCCGGATAAAGGGTCTGGGTCGCCGCTTGTCGTTCGGTTTCTTATCATGACATCTTTTACCGTGGCGACATCGGTAGCATTTTCGATATGCTTCGACGCTACCAGCCAGGCAACTGCTGGCGGCGGGACTGTCGTAGCAACTACGGGGGCCATTGCCATCGCCACACTTATCGCCGGGTATTCGTTCGAATTGAAAGTACCGGATGAACATCTCCAATACATGAACGTGAAATACACCACGGTAGGAACTCCGGGGGTAGGGGCGGTCTCTGCATATCTGGATATCGACACCGGCCTGCGGCACAGGTAGAAAATAACTTTCACCAAGGAGAATTTGTATGGCAAGTAATCTGTCAAGGTTTCGCGCAATCAGGCCATGTTACCACCGTTCTTTCTACTACAATGTGGGGGATCAATATTTTCCCACGGCTGAAGAACTTGCTCAAGACAGCGTTCCGGAACACTTCGTAAAGGAGCGGGACTTCACTGAAGAGGTTGTCGAAGCTGCTGAAGTAGAAGATCGAAACCGTCAGGTGTTTGTAAAGCCGATGAAATCTGATGAAGTCCAGTCGCCGGCTGCACCTGCAACAGAATCAGTGGTCGATTCGAGTAAGAAGTAACTCACCAAGGGCGGGGGGCTTCGTGCCTCCCGCTTCAGGAGAATTCTATGCCCTTATCTTGGGTAGACATATCAAACATGGCTCTTTCTAGGATAGGGACTTCTTCCGTAATAACCAGTTTAGATAATAATGACAAAGCAAGCGTTGCATGTAACGCGGCTATCTATACAAATAGAAATGCAGTTCTTGAAGGGTGGGATTGGAAATCAGTCTCAACTCGCATTCAGTTAACCAAAGATGCTACTCCTCCCGCGTTCGGTTTCAAAAATAGGTATCTTCTCCCTGAAAAGCCATATTGCCTCAAAGTAAGGGAAATGCGTCCTCATAGGTATGATTGGGTTATTGAGGGGCGTTATCTCCTGACGGATGCTGATAGTGATTTAGAATCAGTATTTATCCGGTATACCGCGAGCACAGACGACCCTTCGATCCTTACAGCTCTATGCGCTAAAGCTATTGCATGGCGAATGGCTGCGGAAATATGTAACAAATTTGTCCAAGGAAACGCTGTTACCGGCCAGCAGTCGATACAGAAAGAATATTTAATGATCATCGAAGAAGCCCAAGGTGCTAATCAATGGGAAGATAAATCGCATGATGAAGACTCTGGGTATTCCGGAGACGGGCTATTCAGGGGTCATGGTCATGGAGATGATTGGGTAAAGAGCGGAACGTCCAGATCAACATACTGAGAGTCTGAATGCAAAGATCCACAAGCATACTTACCAACTTTTCGTCTGGCGAGATTTCGCCTAAAATGGCGGCGCGGCTTGACCTTGCACAATATCAAAATTCCTGCCGTACAATTTTAAACGGAATAGTTATCCCACAAGGTGGAGTTGAAAAACGCCCAGGGGCTTATTACGTCGGAGAAGTAAAAGACAGTACACAACCAACATATTTATTAACTTTTAAATATTCTGCCGACCAGCAATATATTCTTGAACTAGGCAATCTTTATATACGTTTTTGGTATAATGGCGCGCAAGTAGTGTCGTCTCCTGGAGTCCCTCTCGAGGTTGTCACTCCTTATCTAACGGCTGAAATCCCAAGTATCAACACTCTCCAGTCTGCCGATGTTCTATACATCGTCCACCCAAATCATCCGCCAGCTAAACTTTCGAGGACTGCTACCGGGTGGGCCTATGGAGTTATTACATTTCAAGAAGGCGAAGTGCCTGTATCGGATGTTACGGCCGGCAGCACAGGCAATGTCCGACTTCGTGTTATCAACCATGGGTTCACGTCAAATAATTTCGTATATGTCAGTGGGGTTGTGGGCGTACCTCAAGCTAACGGGATATTCCAGATAAATGTAATTGATGTAGATTCTTTCGATTTGATTGGCAACATCTTGCCGGGAAACCAGATAACAAATGCGGTTACTTATGGCGGCCAAATAAAGATAACAGCTCCGGGATTTCCCACAACTACTGGAGAAGTTGTTAATATCGGGGGGATTCAAGGGACTATCGAGGCTAATGGCGCATGGGGGATAACCATTGTAGATTCATCTAATTTTGTCTTAAATGGATCGTCATTCGTAAATGCCTACATTTCAGGCGGGTGGGTTAGCTCGACATCGGCCTATTCTTATGTGAGTGGCGGTGGGGTAACATTAATCCAGCCTATATCTGGGGCGGCGGCTAACAGTAAAGGAGAAATCAGAATAACCTCTGTTGACCACGGATTTACCACTGGTCAAGGTGTGTACGTTACTGGAGTAACAGGCACTACTGAAGCCAATGGGACATGGGAAATAACGAAAATAGATGATAACACCTACGATTTGAACGGGTCAGTGTTTGCTCATACCTATGTCTCCGGAGGTTTCGGAGTCGCTAAGACATTTGCCACTGCCAATAATTACCCTTCAGTCATTGCTTTTTTTGAACAAAGATTAGTATTTGGCGGGACTACAAATGAACCTCAGACATTATGGCTTTCGGTGACAGGGGATTTTGAGAACCTTACCCGCGGGACAAACGATGATGATGGGTTGAAATATACTCTCAATTCCGACGGGGTAGATGCGATCCGATGGTTAACGACATGGAACGTTTTGCTGGTAGGGACTGTTGATGGGGAATGGCGATTCGGCGGAGCTTCAATTACAGACCCGCTTACTCCATCTTCCGCATTGGCTAAAATTCAATCGAACAAAGGATCGGCAAATATCAAAGCTCTTTTGATTGGGGACCTGGTTGTGTTTGTTCAATACTATGGGAAGAAGATTTACCAAATAGGATACAACTTTGTAAGCGATAGTTTCACTTCTGCTGAGCTTACAAAACTTTCAAGCCACATCACAACCCCAAATGTAATTTGGGTAGAGAACCAGGAAGCGCCAGAAATTATAGTTTGGATGGGGCGAAGCGATGGCGATCTCGCGAGCATGACTTTCTACACCGATGAGAAGATAATTGCCTTTTCAAAACATACTACAGACGGCTTGTTTGAATCCGGGGCTCATGTCCACGGACCCACTGAAGATCAAGTTTGGGTTATTGTCAATAGAACTATTAATGGAGTGACAAAAAGGTATATTGAATACTTCATGCCCAGGGATTTTTCTACAGGGCAATCGGCATTGAGGCCATTACCGTATTTTTTTGTGGATAGTGGGCTCGCCTTTGATGGGGGAGATCCAGTAACGATAATCAATGCCACGAAGACTAATCCCGTAGTGATCTCATATGCGGGGAATAACCCGACAAACGGATGGACAGTCATGTTAGATTCTTTGCAAGGCATGACCGATGTTAACGAAAATGTTTATACTGTTGCCAATGTGGACTCTTCCGCAAAGACGTTTGAACTTGCATTGACTGATGGGACTAACTTCAATGCGTATATCAGTGGTGGGACTTGGATAAGGGTTATTAATTCAGTTACAGGAATAGGCCACCTTGAAGGAAAAACGTGTGACATCTATGCTGACGGCTACGCTCTTGCCCCCCAAGTTGTAGCGTCAGGCAGCTTGCCGTTGGGGGGGTATTATAATCGTGTTTCGGCTGGGCTCCATTATGATTTTATTATTGAGCCCCAAAGTATTGAGATAAACGCACAGACCGGGACTTCGGCCGGCATGACGAAAAGAATAGAAAAACTTATGCTTCGGGTGTATAACACAGTAGGGCTTAAAGCCGGGCCGTCCTTAGATAGTTTGGAAGAACTTATATTTGGGGTTCAGTCGGGGCTATTCACCGGAGATGTTCCCCTTGAGTTCTCTGGGGATTACGACACAAACGCTTACATATCAATCAAACATGATCAGCCATTACCCTGCACGATTTTGGGAATAATAACTTTTATGTCGGCATACGAGCGATAAATATGGAATTTAATCCAGACATAGAATTTAGATTATTCGTAAAGCAAGACGCTTACGATATAGTTTACAGGACTGAAGACGCACACAAAAAAGACAACCCTTATTACGATTCCTGGGCTGAAGAAACAGCGAAAGGGGCCGGATTTACCGGGTTCAGAAAGTCAGACGGGAAAATACTAGGATGCGGGGGTATCAAGGTCTTCCGGCCTGGGTGTGGTGAGGCATGGGCGATATACTGCGATGAGATAGGCTTATATGCGAAAGAGTGTCGTGAGTATTCTCATTATTATGTAACAAGTCTTATGAAGACGATGGGGCTTCATTGGCTTCAGTGTATCATTGATGCTGACCGCAAACTGAATCTTCGATTTGCCAAGTCAGTCGGCTTTAGCAATCCTGTCTTATTGAAAGGGTATCGACCGGACGGGACAGATTGTTACATGATGACATACACTCCTGAACCGGATATTAAATCTCTGACGCTTAACGTCCCATCTGAAGTTTTTTCATTTATGAACCTAAGAGACAAAGTGCAGGTGATTGAAAGTAAGATCATGGAACAACCCGATGCCTTAATGGGACATGTGTGGCCGTTGAAGCATTCTTTCGCCAAAGGATTGTATGTTAGGCAAATCAAAGTTCCGGCAGGAGTCCTATTGACAGGGGCTATCCATAAATATTCGCATGCGTTCTTTCTTCTAAAGGGAGACATTTCAATTTTGACAGATGGCGGTGTAAAGCGAATAAAAGCTCCCGCCACTTTCATAACTCCCGCAGGGACGAAGAGGGTTGTCTATCATCATGCCGACACCATAGTAACTACAGTTCACTCGACAGACAAAACCAATGTTGAAGAGATCGAAGAAGAGCTTATTGCAAAGACATGGGAAGATTATGACTCTCTTCCTCTTCAATTAAGCGGGGTGTCAATATGAGCTTTGCTATTACCGCCGTTGTAATCACAGTCATATCGACTGCCGTTTCAATGACGGCACAATATCAACAAGCACAGACTCAACAGAAATGGTCTGATTATAATGCCAAAGTCCAACAGCAACAAGCAAATGAAGTTCTTAGACAGTCAGAACAAGAAGCATCAAGAAAGCGGGCCGAAGGGGAACGTTTAATAGCTCGTCAGCATGTCCTTTATGCCAAGGCAGGGCTAGACCTTAGTGGGACTCCTGAAGAGTTAATGATAGGAACTGCGGAAGAGGTAGAGCAAGATGCTCAATTAATAATCCACAAAGGCGAGATGGGGTACGATCAAGGCATGGAATCTTCCATATTATCAAAAGGTCAAGGCGAAATGGAAGCTAACGCTGGGATGGCAAAAGCAGGAGAGACTCTCCTTTCTGGTCTAGGTAAGGCTTATGGACAATACAGTTCTAATTACCAACCGGGGTCGGGCGGTGGCGGGCGGTAGCGGTAACATCCCAACTTATTCAGCCGGACCTTCCGGCCCAGCGGGAGGATAATTGCCTATAATCCCTGAATACAGTTCCAACGTAACCCCTTCAGCCGAGACGCCTAATATCTTGGTTAATCCTGCAGCTATGTCTAAGGGCTGGGAAGGGCTTGAAGATTTGTCACAGGGACTTTCGAGGGCCAATGATGAAGTATCCAGTGGGATAGCCACCATTCAGGACCGACAGGCCAAAATAGCGGCCTATGATGCGGCTAATAAATACCAACAAGCCATAACTGCCAGGAGCATTAAGGCGAAAGAACTTGAAGGGAACGCAGTCAATGATTACAGTTCTATAACTGGGAAGGATGAGGATAAGACGACAGACCTCTTCACTGGGGAGAGCAACCAACTCCCAGGAGTCAGGGCGCAATTCCTTGAGAAGTTGGACCCAAAAGCCAGGGAGATATTCAACCACCTTGCGAACGGAACGGATGATAGTTATAGATCAACATTAGCATCACACCAGGCGACCGAAACCAGAGCTTATAATGCCGCTGTTGTAAAAGATACTTTCGAAATTGCTAAACAGAGCATCGTAGAAAACCCAAACGACAAGAATATCGAAGAACAGATAAAGAAGGTAAGAGAAGTCATATCCCTCCACACCGGCAAGGCTGATAAAGAACTTGCAGATAAGATGGAAGCGGATCTCCGCTCAGCCGGCCGCGCTCGTAAAGTCAGCAACATGGTCACGACCGAGACTGTTGCTCTTCAAAGGGAGATGAAGATAAAATATCCTGATGACCCCGTTAGAGCTTTAGATGAGGCTTTGACAAAGGCCACTTCTCCGGAATGGCGTGAAGACGCGATGAATAGGGGAATAGACGAGACGGCTCAACAAAGGATTGTCTCTCAACTGAACTCATCGCTTATTCAGCAGAATCATTTATACAAGAACAATGTTGATAAGAAACTTTCGGACTTTCTAGTCCTGCTTGACAACAAAGGTGTTGACCAGAAAGGGAGACCACTATCTTCATGGAAGGATTCAATTGATTCATTTATCTATGGCAAGGATTCCGGGCTTAATGGAGAAGACAAGAAGAAGTTCCTCCACATGGCGAATCAGGAAATAGACCGGCAAGTCAAAGAAATCAAATCTGAACAGGCTGAGATAAGAAGGGACAGACGGGAAGCGGAACATATCCAGGTAGAACGTCACCGCGCAGCGACAGACGACCGTCGAGAGAAAGCAGAACGCGAGAAAGCGGCGAAAGATAAAAAGAAAGATGAAGTCCTTCAGCGGATTATTTCAGGCGACATAAAAGATCCGATTGACATTGCCCGCACTCCTGGGATGGACGTTGACACTATGAAGTCCCTGGGCCCGGTATTGAAGGAAGTCAGTTCGTCAATTTATATCAAAGACGCATATAAAACAGTTGATGTTTTTGTAAAGACCCATGAAAGCGATCCGCTCAAGCAGAAACAACTTTTAAGCGAGATGCATGATAAGTTACACGCGAGCCTCGCAGGGAAATCAGATCCCGCAGAGATCAAGAAAATAGTCGACGACATGATGACGGAAAAGACTTCTGCCCGGTTTAAGGATATTCTTGAGGTGGTAGGCAACTTCTTTAACCCGAAACCAGAGGCAAAAGCGGAGCAGCCGAAAACACAACCGAAGCAATTCACTGAATCATCCCTACGTGCTGACCTTGCTTCACATGGGATAAAAGGCCAGGCGGCTGACGATTATATCAAAAAGGCAAAAGCGGCTGGAAAACTTTAATGCCATACGACCCCTTAAATATCGGCACAACTGAAAACACTCCGCCGCCGGCTGTTGTCGCAGGATATGACCCGCTCGGAATTAACACTCCGGAACCTACCACTCCCCTCGCCTCACACGACTCCCCTACCCCTGACCTTTCATGGCGACAAGGCAAGCCGAAAGGCCCAATAGACAAACTAAAGGACTTCATAGGGCTTTCAGACAACAAGCCCCACGACTCAGCGAAAGCGGCCAATGCCTTGACCTACTCTGAAATGTTGGGGGTCTCTCCTTCGATCGCTTATGACAATCATGATGAGATTTCAAAGCGGATGAGAGAAGCGGCTCCGGGCGAAAAGATCGACACGCGGACAAGAGGGGGAGTTGGCAAGGCAGTAAAGGCTGGAGCGAAGTCTTCTCTTGTCGGGATGATGGCAAATCAGAAAGCTCCTGAACCTTTTGAGTCTCTAAATCAGTTCGAACGATGGGCGGAGATGGGAACTCAAATGGCTCTTGACCTCCCTGCATTCCTCGCGGGGGATGTCGTTGGAGGTCCGGCTGGAGGGTTCGGGTTCACTGCGGGGATGAGGCAACTTCTCACTGAGACATATCAGAAAGGAAAGATCAAGACCCCTCAGGAGTTTTTCGACCGCACGATTAACGCTGTCAAACAGACAGTAGGGGGCGAGATTGTAGGTGCGGCGTTTGGCGTGGCTGGTAAAGTTCCAGGGCCGGGATATGTTAAGGCTGCTTCCGAACTTGCGGCCATGACCACCATGAGCAAGGTTATTCAAGGGGAACTTCCTACCGCTCAAGACTTCATCGACAATGCGGTTGTGTTTGCAGTCATATCCGGGGGGGTGAAAGGTAAAGACTACATTCTCCCCAAACTCCACAAGATGTATTCAAAATACGGACTTCACCCTGACGAAGTGGCGGAAGAGATTAAATCTCGGATACCTGGAGGGAAAGAGAACCCTTCACCCGAAGAAGTGAAAGCGGCATTGCGCGACATTGAAACCGACTTACAAGAAAAGACCGCGCTGAAACCGGCAATTAAGAAAGCTGATGGGGAAGTTATAAAGGGGAAGCTCGGCCAGACACACGAAGATATTCTCCGTAACGAGCCGGGGATTGTTTTTGATGAAGCGGCAGACGAGAAAGTCTTCACCAAGGGAGAAGATGACAAGACACTTACCCGCGAAGAAGCCAAAGAGGATTTAAAGACTTCTGACCCGGAAACTTATCAGAACTGGATTGCGTTAAACGGTAAGGGTGAAGATGGAGAACTGCATAGCCAAGACTACATGGCCGCTTCAGAGATTACCCCTGTACCGTCAGAAACCGCAAAAGCCATTTCCATGACTCCTGAAGAATATGCACTTGATGTTTTTGGCAGGCCACTGGCACAGATAAAAGAAATTGTCGGTCCTGAAGCTGGCGATCAGGTCATGGAAGCTCACCGGCTTGCAGTTGAATCGGCACATGCTGCAGGGCAAGATGTCCCCGCCAAGGTACTCGAAGCCTATGGATTAAAAAAGGGGGGTGAAGTCGCTGATACGAAACCGGGAGAAGGAAGCGCGCAAGAAACCCAAGAAGGTACTCTCTACGAAAAAACCCTAGCAGGCGACCAGGGCAAGCTTTTTGCCACCCCTCCCACATTCGGCAAACATCCAAAAACAGGTGAGCCTTTAACCACGGCTGACTTTATCGACAACTTCACTCCCGATCCGCAACAAGACCTATTCGGAAAGCCCGAACGGTTCTCAGTGTTCCAAAAATCCGAAGCGCCGAAGTCTCGAACTATTGGCGATGTAATAAAGGATATGAGGGATGCCATAGGCGAAAGGGGGGCCATTGGAGATCAGGAAGCGACCGATAAACAGAAAGCCGCAAGGGAAAGACTTCGTAAAGATGTTGAGGCACTTAAAGCGAACGCTACTAAGGCCGGTAAAGAACTTGGTGAATATCTTAAAGACCTTGGATACGATGACCCGACTATAGAACGAATAATGGCGTTTGCCGGGGCTACAGGAGGTCCACAAGCCCCTGAAGATAAAGAGGCGGAACCTATCTTTAACGAAACGGCAGGGCCGGCAGTAAGCCCTGTAACCGAAGCCAACGCGCCTGACCATATCGGTAGGGCATGGAACAAGATCAAAAACTTATGGATAGGAGAAAAAGATGTCGCGAAGAGTCAATCAGAAATTGAAGCGAGACTTCTAAAAAGAGACTTGATTGACGCGATGGGAGATAATCCCTTCACATTTTTAAAGACCATTGCCCCAGGTTATGCAGATGCTAGGGCTTACATAAAAGACCTGAACAAAGCAATCCAGATTTACATCGACACGAAGCGCGACTCTTCCGCGATAGAAAGGACTGAAGGTGCATTGACTGAAGAGCAGAAGAGAATCCTTGACCTTTCTCAAAACCTTCCTAAAGAAATAATGCCGGTTGTAGAGAGGATTCAAAAGGCTTATGCCGATATTGCCAAGACTCAATATGACTCAGGGATGGTAAAGAACTTCATCGAGAACTTTGTCAACCGTGTTTGGAACCTTGATGATAAGGGTAGACCGTCTGATGATACTCGCGCGAAGTTTGGGTTAAAGACCCGTCACGCCAAAGAGAGGCAGTTCGAAACTATCCTTGACGGGTGGGCGGCAGGGTATGATTTGAAGGTAGAGGGGGCGATAGATGCTCTCAAAGTTATGCGCGAAGAGATTTCCAAGGTAGTTGCCAACAAGGAACTTATTGAAGCGGCAACCAGGGCCAGAGACATAGAAGGCCGTCCGATAATGGCAACGCCTCAGACCTTGGCTGCGGCACTCAGGAAGGCAAAGGAAGCGGTCAGAATCAGGAAAGAACGCGAAGAGTCCGGAGAGATAGCACATGATGCAAAAGCGGCGGCAAAGGAAGCAAAACTTGTTGCCGATCTTGAAAAGGGATACAGGAAAGTTCCGGTAAGCGGATTCAAACATTGGGAATGGGCGGGGAAGATCGAAGCGGCCACGACCGAAAGAATAACCCAAACTCGTAATGTCTTGAGTGAAACAATAAGCGTGTTAACGAGTAAAGGCAAAACCCCGTCTTCAAAAGTTGAAGCCAAAGTTAGAGAAGCCTTGACCGCTAGGGGATGGTCTGAAGGTGAAGCAAACCAGATGATCGAGCGGGTAAAGAACGCTGAACCTGGCGAGAAACAAAACACAATAATAGAAAGGACGATTGAGAAGACAATCACGCGAGAGATTGCCACGGAAGTTAATGTCAAGCAGTACGGGAAAGATTTCTTTATTAAGGACGCGAACATATACGAAAACCGGGATTTGTACGCTAGGGAAGACATAGCAAAGAACCTTGACCATATGCTGAGTAAGGTTCATCCTCCCGACTGGGCCGACAAGATAGCAAAGTACAATGCCATATCAAAGGGGTGGGTGCTTGCGTCTGGTTTTTTTCACAACATCGCGGGTATGTATAATTACTACCTTGGAACCGGCAAAGTCTGGAAAGACATGAGTATCCGCAAGGCTTACAAAGAAGGGATGAAGCAATTAGAAGAACGCAATCCCGTTTTGATGGAAGGTATAAAGAATGGGCTTACTATAGGGGCGCGGCAGGATTGGCAAGAGCATTACTTGCAGGAAAAGACATGGTTTGGCAAGCAGGTAGACAAACTCGGATTTATCGGAGAGGTAAAGGACAAGCTCGTTGAATTGCGCGAACTACAATCAAGTTTCCTTTTTGAAGAGTTCTTCTCCGGGCTGAAGGCGATGCAGTATCTTGATGAGTACAAAGGGATACTTGAACGGCACGAAGGCATTGACCCGGACAAGGCAGCACACCAAGCAGCAGCAGTAACCAACGCGAATTATGGGGGGCTGAAGTTAGAGCAACTTGGTAAGTGGAACCCCACACATGAATTCAGGATGGGAAGAGACCCGCGCAGCCAGTTTGTATTTCATTTACTTGCACTAGCTCCAGACTGGTGCATTTTGCCTGATACTCGCGCTATGACAAAAAACGGATGGAAATATTACCATGAATTGACCGTTGGGCTGGATGAGATATTAGCCTTCAACCCCGTCACCAATAAATATCAATGGTCTGTTCTTAACGATATGTACGTCAACAAAGAATATAAAGGCAAAATGGTTTTTGTTAAAAACCACAACAGGCTTATTGGTACAACACCTCACCACAAAAACTTTGTGTGGAATATATCTAAGAAGAAGTTTGAAGTAGTCTTATCAGAAAACCTTAACTCGGCGCACAGGATACCCCGGAGCGCAGGTTTTGATTTTCCTAGTGAAGAAGAATATACAGATTATTTTGTCAAGATTGTTGGATGGTTTGTGACTGATGGATACATTAAGTCATGTTTCCAAACTCGGTCAACAGGTGAATATGCTGTATATCGTTATGGCAAAATCACTCAGTCAAAGCCAAACACAGTAGAGATTTTGAAGAATATGGGGATGCTGTACCATGTTGAAAAAACAAATTGCGATCATGACAAATTCAAAGCCAATTATCCGAAACATATCTTTACCATTCCCAAAGCCATATTTGAACAGATTGAGAATGATCACATAACTAGAGGGGGATTGAACTGGGACTTCCTTAGCAAACTCACAAAAAGACAGCTTGAATTGCTTTACGATACCATGATGTTAGGCGATGGGACAGGGCAAAACAGATTTTGTGGACAAGAGAAGGCCGTCTTTTACATGACAATGATTCAAACGATGTTAGGCAAACCGAGCACGTTTTATCAGCAAGAAGATAATTGTTGGAGAACTAGAGTTTTACAAGACTCCAAAAAGTTTATTACTTGCAGTGGGACTATTTCCAAAGAAGATTATGAAGGCGCTATCTGGTGTCCCTCAGTTGATACAGGTTTTTGGCTTGCCGAACGTGAAGGGCTGATGTTTATAACGGGGAATACCGAAAGTAATATCCAACTTGTCGGCAATGCTTTGAAGGGCGTAGCAACTGGGAGTCCTCAAGAATTAGAAGTCTATCAACGTCTTGTTGCGAAGTGGGCTATCCGTGGGACCGGGGCGTTGGTAATTGGGAACTTCGTCCTTGCCGGCGGTGATCTGGACAAGATGATTGATAATTTCGAACGGTCATGGAAGGAAGGAAACCTGAATTGGATGAGATGGGATATCACCCCTATCTTCCGGATGTTCGGGGGAGACCAATCAAAACACAAATACATTTCAGCCTTTGGGCATATGGAAGACCCTGTTAAGTCCGTACTCCACACAGGCCAGTTTTTGAAAAACAAATCTTCCATTATAGGCAAAACACTACTTGACGGGATTACTGGCAGAGATTGGCAGGGCAAGGCGTTCACGGAGTTTGGAGACCTATGGCAAACAGGCAAGGCGGTAAAGTGGAGCGCCACAGCACACCCAATAGACTTCTCAACCTTTCCGGCTTATGCTATAACTGAAATCATCGGTACAGAACCGATACAGTTACAGAATTTACTTGGATGGACAATGGGCCAAGAAGATGCCTTTGATATGGTCCTGAAGTCCACAGGGCTGAGAGAAAATACAGCGAATCCGAAGAAAGTGAAATAATGAACAAGTCACTCAGGACATACAGCAGAATCACCGGGACACCTCTAAACGCATGGGACATACATGATGGATGCTATGGAGATATGGAGGGCGTGAGTGGGGGCCTCAAGAACGTGAAAGGGTGCTTTACTTATGTCCATGGGTCATTTACTGATTTGCAGGGCGATGTTTCCGGACTCCAGGGGAAGGTGAGGATCAGCGGGCGAATACACATTACAGGCAAAGTGAACCGACTTCGTGGCGATGTTTCCGGGTTCGGTGATAAGCCGTTGTTCGGTGACGTGACCTACTTGGCTGGCGATGTTTCGGGTTTATGGGGAGACTGTACGGGAATCGCGGGGGATTTAACCCTTTGCGGGATCACCGCAGAAGACAGGGCCAAGGGCATTGATATTGGAACACTGGTGAACGATGCGGCGTGATTATAGTAACGAGCATTGGGTTATTGTGGATAACGGGAACTTCACTCAACAGGCTTTGGAATTTAGCTAGTATGTGGGGAAGGTAAGTTATTTCACCCCTTGGGTTTGTGACTTCCCTATGTCGAATGATCGGATGTTTGGGGCGGGTCTTGAGAACTACTGGGACAAGGGCCAGGGGATAACAAGAGTGGATGACTTCTGGTATCTTCGCCACAAAGCCGATCGCTTCTATTTCCCTGACTGCTATCATGGGGATGCAGCGGATGTGCTTCGGGAAATGGGGAAGAAGGTCATAAGCTCATTTTATGGCGATGAACTTGAGATGTACCGCAAGGAAGCGAAAGACCACTTTGCCAGTTTGGGGCTTCCGATTTTGCCGGCAGAAATCGTCTATGGATTCCCAAACCTCCGGGCGTACCTGAAAGATCATCCTAACACATGGATTAAAACTGATGTTCAAAACCGCGGAGACTTCGAGACGACCTTTGCCGAGACTTACGAACTCAAGGAAGCATGGCTCGATAAGATGCAGTCTGAACTATATGCTCAGAAGAATACATACAAGTTTGTAGTTGAAAAGAACTTTGAAGGGGATGAAGAACATCCGATTGTCGAGGGGGGGACCGATACGTTTTGCGTGGATGGGGTTTATTGGCAGAGAGCCATGTCGGGCATTGAAATCAAAGGACTTGTCTATCTGGCAACATGGGGGCAATGGGATAAATTCCCGCACGAACTTACCGACTGGAATACAGCGATTGCGCCTGACCTAAAAGGGTACGGATACCGCAATTGGTTAAGCACCGAGTGCCGGATGCACGAGGAACTAGTCAACGGAAAGATTCAGATAGTTTCCAGACAGAATGATTGCGCTTGCCGTGTTGGTCATCCCCCTAACGAGATTCAGCTTGTCATGATAAAGAATCTTCCAGATGTGCTCGCCTATGCTTCTGAAGGGGAACTTGTGGAGGCAGAGATTACCAAGAAATTCGGCGCTCAACTGAATCTTCATTCATCATGGGCGGCAGAAGGGACTCAGAAAGTTTGGTTTCCTCAAGACAAAAAGGATAATGTCCGGCTTCGGAAGCTGGCTTGCGATGACGAACAGTATTTTGTGATAAAGCGCGGATTCGGAAATACCGGTATCGGCTGTATTGCGGTTGAAGGTGACTCTTGGGATGACTGTACTGAACAAATAAAGAAGATTGCCGACCATGTAAAGGGTGACTGTATAGAGAAAGACCTTACACCCTTTGACGCAGCGCAGGACAGGATAGATGCGCTCAAGAAGATAGGCGTTGATCTACTTGCTATTCAATGATAGAGTGTGACTATGGAATCAAAAATATGTAGGGTATGTCATAGCCTAAAACCTGTTATCGAAAAAATCGAGGCGATATCACGCATGAATATATGTGAGGTATCGTCTTTTCTATTATTAACAGCACAAAAGGAGATGATTATGAAACAGTTAATCTTGGCAGCGATAGTGGTTTTAATGGCAGGTCATGTTTTCGCCAAAGATTACATGCATGTCTGGGCGACTTATGACGCAGGCGGGACTATGGTGCAAGGCTTTGCCCCAGACCCATTGAAGTCAGTTATTGTTCCTGATAATTCTAGGCATAATATGACATTGTTTTCTAGCGTTCTTGGTATAAATATTATTTACAATGGTACAGGTGGATGTATTTTCCGGTTGTTGAATACTAATGCTACTTCAGGGCTAAGTAGCACTCCTACATATGTTGTGCCGGCGGCGGGGTCTTTCGGCCGGATAGTAAACCAAAATGCTTTATTCGGACAATATTCTGGATGTTATAATTCTTCACCAACTGCCGCCAACCCACAATCCATAATTGAGAAAATGTAAAAGGGGTATTTATGAATCGGTTACGATTAGGATTATTTGCTACACTGATTCTTATATTCACTTCTCCTTCATTCGCTGTTGTTACAGGGACGCAATTTATTCAATCCTTTTCATGCAGCGGGTCAACGACTGCTTTTTCCTTTACTTACCCAGTCCATGAAGCATCTGACATAATCGTACAAGTTATGACTGGCGGGACTCCAGTTGTACTTACCCCAATATCGCAATACTCAGTTTCTCTGCCAGTTTATCAACCGGGTGGCACAGTGACTCTGGCTTCATCTTCACTCTGCCCGAGTGGGTCGTCTCTCAATATCATCCGGTCAACTCCATTAACACAGACTACCTCTTATAAGAACAATCAGTATTTCAACCAGAACACTCTTATGAATGATCTGGACAAGATATGGATGTCAAATCAGGAAACAAGTGGCCGGGCTGTTCATATCCCATTAGGGATGCAAGGACCGCTGACCTTACCGCCTCCAACCCCTGGGGGAATTATAGCTTGGAATCAATTAGGGACGGCTTTTGAAAACTTACTCATTGCTCCTCCGTATGTGAGTACAACTGTTTCTGCCAGTTCTTACGGTTCAGATATTAGCGCGGCGATTTCAGCCGTTGGATCATCATCGGTTACTTTGGTTGTCGATTCTCCAATTACATGCAATGCAAATGCCGTGGTTCCTGCAAATATCTATTTGGAAATAAAACCTCCAGGAATAATAAATATTTCATCAGGAAAAACTTTAGCCATCAATGGTTCTTACGATTTCCCTCTAACCCAAGTTTTCACTGGGACTGGAACGATCACAGGGCTACGCTATGCCACTCCTGAATGGTTCGGCGGAGGAGTTGGGATAGATTCAGGGGCAGCTATCAATGCGGCTATAAAGGCTGTTAACGGGAATGGCCCCATATACTTCCAACCAGGAACTTACTTGTCAAGTATTCCTATTCTAGCAAACATCCCAAGAACGCACTTGATTGGTTCGGTAACAGGAAATAATTACATCGATGATTCAGCGGGCGCCACAATCCGTTTTACTGGGGGGACAATCGGCATTGATACCTACTATACCCCTACAGATGAGGCTACATTCGGAACAGATCCAGGAATGGGAGAAGTTTACCCTGCTGACAATGTAACAATAGAAAATTTAAAGATTAATGGGAATAGTACACTGGCAGTAGGAATTCGGGGAGGAAATAAATTACACATAAAAGACTCAAGTGTTTTTGGATGTTCAGTTGCGGGGGCAAGGCTCCGAGGCGTTATAGAAACCTATATTGATAATTCTACTTTAAACTTTAATGGTTCGGGATTAGTGTTTGATTCATGGGGCGGGACATTTTATATGACAGGGGGGAATGTCAGTTCGAATACATATGGCCTTAATTGGAATGGCAGAGGAGGCGCGAGTAAGTTCCAAAATGTTGTTTTTGAAAACAATATAACAGCAAATGCTAGGATAACAAGTATTAA